GCCAGACCAGCACCAGGGGCCAAGCGGCAGCGGGCAACATTGGCCAGGCCGCGATTGGCGGGGCGACCGCGTTGGGCGCTGGCCAAATTGGCGCTGCCAATGCTATGGCCGGTGGGTTGCAAGGCATTGGAAACACAGCATTCCTATATAACCTCATGAATAGACAAACTGGCGGTGGCGGTCTGTCTGAGCCGTATCCAGGATATAACGCCTCTATCGGATTGAAGGGTTAATCATGGCAGACCTAAGCGTAACCCCTGTTGCGACCCAGATCAAACCCGTGCCCAACATGAGCCTGGGCGAGATGGTCAACCTTGCCCGCGGCGCACAAGCCTATCAGCAGTCCGAGCAGATGAACCCCTTGCTGCTTCAACAGCAGCAGCAACTTGTAAGCACAGGCCAAATTGCCCTGACGTTGGAACAGCAAAAAGAAGCGGAACGCCAGCGTCTGATCCCTTTTTTGCAAGACCCGCGGAACCTGCAATCAGATGGCCGGTTTGACATCAATAAGTTGAACGCTGACATCTTGAAACTTGCTCCGCTGACTGGTGCTGACTTCATTCAGAAATTTACTCAACTCAGCACCCTACAAACGGAATCAGATCGGGCAATTCAGAATTTAACAAGCGAAGAACGCAACGTTGTTGCGTCAGCCCTTGGCGCTGCTGGAAGGCAAGGGGTAAAAGATCGGGCGCGGGTTTACGAGTTGTTGGACGACATCCAAAGCCAATATCCCAAAAGCCCCTCAATGCAAAATCTCATTAGGTCTTACAAGGGACAATTGAGAATGGCTGCTCCAGATTCTGATTTGCCAAGCCTGTTGATCGGTGCGGCCAATCAGGTGATGACACCTGCCCAACAAGTTACAGCATTTGCACCACAGGCTACAACTGTGCAGACTGGTTCGGGCATTTTCCCATCAGTGGTTCAGCCGTCGGTTACGGGCGAAGCGCCGACGCAAACTATTGCACCATTCCCGATAGCTACAACGCAACTTGGCCCAGCACAGCGCGAAACCATCGAAGGAACAGACCCGCTTACCAATCTGCCGATTGTTATTACGCGCAGCGAAGATGGCACCGTCATTGGCCGTCGGTTGTTGTCTGGTACGCCGACCGCAGCACAGATGCCTGGCAGGTACTTGCCGTCGCCTACTGGGCAAGCTGCACCAGCGGGTGCTGGTTATGGTCGCCCAATGGTTTCGACCCAAGTCACACCTATGGTGCCCATCCCGCCTGGAGAATCGCCAGAGACAGTTGGACTGGCCAATCAAGTGCGGATTAAGGCACTGGAATCGGCAACACAAGTGCCGATGCAGAACTTCAACAACAACGAAATCATCAAGTTGGCTGATGAGGCATTGACAGGTCGGGGCGCTGGTACTCTGGCCAACCTGACTGGTGGTTATGCCGTGTTCAACGCCGTCGGCTTAGGTGGTGGCAATGCAACCGCCCTGAACCAGTTGGGCCATTACATGGCGCTGCAAACCGCATCGCTGGCGCAGTCTGCTGGTCTTGGCACTGATGCCGCAAGGAACATTGCAGCCGAAAGCACCGGCACAATCAATTGGACGCCCGACGCAATCAAAAAGACGGCGCGGGTCAACAGATCATTGGCCACCGCAACCGACCTGTTCAACCAAGGGATTCAAAGCGCATTTCAAAGAACAAAAAATCCTTTATCGGCGCGGGAATTCCAAAATCTTTGGTCACAAACTGTTGACATCAACGCCATTCGATTGTTTGATGCGATGCGAAACAACGATCCTGACGCATTTAGGGAAGTTGTTGATGGGGCTGGTGGGCCGCAATCATCTGGCTTTAACAGGTTGAAGACCAAGGTTGAAGACATTAAACGAATAGTCGGGATTCAATGATGACTGACATTGAAGAATTTGCAGCCAAAGTCTATAGTGCCCCGCCGCCGCCGCGTCCTGCACCCCCGCGGGCTGCTGCGCCAGTTGCACCTGCTGCTGTACCCGTTGCACCACCTGTTGCACCTGCTGCACCCGTTGCTGTGCCCGCGGCACCCCAACAGCGGCCAGCTGGGCCTGTTTTGGAAGGTCTAGACCCTGACCTGGCCAACCGTTTGAACCAAGCGCGAGAAGCATACCGCCTACGGTTTAATAAGGATTTGCCGATCACAAGCGGGGTTCGCACCCGTGAAGATCAGCAGCGTTTGTATGACCGCTGGAAGGCTGGCGACAAGTCAATCTATATGCCGCTGAACCCGGCAGACTATCCAAAGCAGACGACTTTTCACACAGACGCAGTTGATATTCCCACGTCAGTGCCTGAGCCGTTTTTGCGTGAATTTGGCATCCACCGTCCGCTGGGGAGCAAAGACCCCGTTCATGCGGTTTTGATGCCAAGCAGTCAACCGCCCGCGACTGCGCCAGCTGCCCCTACCGCTGCTGTGGCACCTGCTGCGCCCGCCGTGCCGATGCAGTCTCCATCGCAAACGGTAAGCCAAGCCGCTGTGCCTATGCAGTCCCCGTCTAGAACGGTGACACAAGCCGCTGCCGCCCCTGCTGCACGGCCAGCTGCACCTGGTGCAACACCCGCTGCGCCCGCCGCCCCTGCGATTAACCCGTCAGACCTGATGTCATCCCAAGCGGTGGATGCGTTTGCTGCCCAGGCTTATGGCCAGCCGCCCAAAAAAGGCGCTGTGGCCAGCAAAGTAACATCATTCCTACGCAGCAGCGCGGCATTGGCTGACACGCTGTATGGCGTTGTTCCTGCTGTTGCTGGCATGGTAGCTTACGCTGCTGACCGAGCAGGTGGCAGAACTCCAGAAGAAGCCGCGCAATATCAAGCCCGCGTCACTGGCGCATTGGAACGCCCCGTCGGACGTGCGTTTGGCGTGACCGAAACGCCAGAGTACAAAGGCGAAGCCAGCCAGAAGATCATGGAATTTATTGGCGAGAACGTCGGCAAGGGTGCGGACTGGATCAGCAAACAGACTGGAATGCCCAAGGCCGATGTTGAGTATTACCTAAACCTTGGCCTGACCGCTGCGCCTTTCAGCAAGACCGTGCAGCGTGAAGTAGGCATGGCTGGCCAGGCCGCAGGGCAAGCCGCAGGTAAAGTGGTGGAAGCCGCCGCCCAGGTTACGCCAGCACCTATTCGCACCGCGGTCAGGGCTACGACTGAGGCCATTGCACCAGGCGCGACCACAGCGCCCGCAAGAGCGCCGACCCTTGGTGTCCCTGCTGCTCCTGCTGCGCCCGCCGCCCCGCAGCCCGTCCTGGGCCGTGGCAGCGTTGGTGCCGCAGGTGTGCCTGATGCCACGATCATTCGGCAAGCATTGCTGACTGCAACCCCAGAATTCCAGCAGTTGTTTGGCAATATGCCGCTGGATAAAGTCAACACGCCCGTGGTGCTGCGCCGCCTTGAGGGCGATTCGTTGCCCATTCCTATCCGACTGACTGAAGGCCAAGCCACTGGCGACGTGGTGAAGTTGTCCACAGAACAAAATCTGAGAGGAAAACAGCCAGCATTTGCCCAGCGGTTCAACGAACAGAACACCCAACTGGTGGAAAACGTGCCGCTGATCCGCGAACGCGCAGCGCCCGACGTGTACGCCACCAAGACCATCGAATCCAGCCAGGCGCTGATTGATGCCTACAAGGCTTTGGACGACACCCGCAGTGCCGACATTACTGCTGCTTACAAAAAGCTGGAAGATGCAGCCGGTGGCCAGTTCCCTGTGGATGGTGCAGCTTTGGCGCGTAATGCCGAAGCCGCACTGGCCAAGAAACTGAAAACCGACTTTTTGCCATCAGCAATTAAAAACCAGTTGGAACGGTTCAAAAATGGCGAACCCATGACTTTCGAACAATTCGAAGCCATGAGAACCAACCTTGCTGCTGAAATCCGCAAAGCTGAACGATCAGGCGATGGAAATGCCGCCATGGCATCCAGCATCGTGCGCGAAGCGTTGGAAAACCTGCCACTTAAAGGAGAAGCCGCAGCATTGAAGCCGCTGGCTGACCAGGCCCGTGCGCTGGCCAAGGCGCGGTTTGATGCACTGAAGAAAGACCCAGCCTACAAGGCCGCGGTTGATGATGCTGTGCCCGCCGACAAATACTTTGACAAGTTTGTGGTCAACGGGGTCAACAAGAACATCAACACGATGGTCGAAACGCTGGGCCGTGATTCTGTGGCCCATCAGCACATGAGGGCTGGCACCATTAACTGGCTGTCTGACAAAGCCGGTATCGTGGACGGGCGTGGAAACTTCAGCCAGGCCAACTACAACAAGGCGCTGAAGCGGCTGGACGACGTGAACAACTTTGGGGCCATTTTTGACCCTGACAGTCAGTTGCAGTTGCGTACTCTTGGCAACGTGGCCGCGTACACGCAATTTCAGCCCCGCGGTTCATTTGTCAACAATTCCAACACCCTGGTAGGCTACTTGGCCAGCAAAGCCGCTGGTGGGCTTGAGCAGGTCGGTAATGTTGCGGGCCTGAAGACTATCGGCTACCCCATCGGCAGCGAAATACGCCGCGGTGTAAGTGCAGCCCGTGAGCGCCGCGAAGTTGAACGCGCCCTAAGCCCTACTGCTGGAACAACTCTGCCGCCTGGTTCCCAGCCAGCTGGGTCTACCCTGCAAGAAGTCAGCCAGGGCAGAGTGCCAAATATCATCAACCCGCCACCACCGTCCCGCATTGAGCCAACGTTCGACTTTACACTGCCCCCTGGTGCGACTGACCTTGAGGCTTTGGGTAAGAGCCAGTTCAAGCGCAAAAAATGAACAGGGAACAGATGATGGCGCAGTTTGAGGAAGCGAACATTGATCCAGTCAAATACGGTCAACTCTGGGAAAAAGTCCAGAACTACGAGCGCCGGTTTGATGACATGGAAAAGAAGATCGACAAGATGGAAGGCAACCTGGAAAAGCTGGTCGCCTTAGCCAACCAGGGCCGCGGTGGGTTCTGGGTAGGGATGTCGATTGTGTCGGCTGCGTCTGCCGCGGCTGGTTATGTAATGTCCCATTTCGGGAAATCTTGAAAGGAAGACACCATGAAATCGTATCTACTTGAACGCATGAAGGAAGCATCGACCTGGCGCGGCCTGACCCTGCTGCTGACTGCTTTGGGCATCCCACTGGCACCTGGCGTGGCCGACGCGGTGATTGCCGTGGGCCTGGCCGTGGCCGGTCTGATCGGTGCCGTAACCCCTGATCGTCGATGACCTTCAAACTGTCCAAGCGGTCGCTGGCCAACCTTGAGGGCGTGGATCACCGCCTGGTGACCGTTGTTCACCGGGCCATTGAGTTGACCAAGGTGGATTTTGCGGTGATCGAAGGCGTCAGGACGCTAGAGCGCCAGATTGAACTTTACAACAAGGGTGCCAGCCAAATCCGCGAGGGTGGCAAACACGTTGTAGGTCAAGCAGTTGACCTGATGGCCTATATCGGCACCAGAGGGTCTTGGGAACTGAACCTATACGATGACATTGCCGATGCCATGAAAGCGGCTGCAATCGAGCATAACGTGCCTTTGCGGTGGGGTGCCGCCTGGACAGTATCTGACATCCGCAAGTGGCAGGGCACGATGGAATCGGCGATGAACTCTTACATTGACGAGCGCCGCCGCCAAGGTAAACGCCCGTTCATTGACGGCCCGCACTTTGAAATCGTTTAAAGTTTGATTGCGTTTAGGTTGAAGTTGTCGGACATGACTTCAGCATATTCAAAATGACGGCCAAAGCAGTCCCTGAACGAAACGCATTCGTCTGACCAGCCTTCTACGGCGTTGTTGTAAATGTACGCCTTTTTGGGTACGGTAATGGTGCCGCACAGGAAGTGCAAACCCTTGGCCGTAACGCGCCAGAACCCGTCTGACCGCTTGCTGTCGTCGTCGTTGCCGCCCTGTTCGATCAGCCCCCACTTGGCCATGGTGGTGTAGTTTTTGCCCCGCAGCATCCAGGCCGGTGCAATCGGTGGGACGTTCACCCAGCCTTCAGCGTCGCACGGTGCCTTAGACAGCCACAGCAGCGCCAGGGCGTGGGTTTCGGTGATGGTAAAGGGTGAAATCTTGCCCCACTTGCCGCAGCAGGGGCAGTGACCCCCGTCGCCTTCAATGGTGACCCGCCAGTCAGCCTTGAGTTTGGCCAGCAGAATTTCCTCATCGCTCCAGATTTCAAACTGCATGGCCCCTCCTAAAACCACAGGTAGAACCCGTGCAAGATGCCGATGGGAAAAAAGATCGCCCCAGCCAGTAAAAAGCCCCACATCCCATCTGCAAAGCAGGTGAAGACATGGGTTAACCAGGCGAGGAAACACAGAACGCCGATGATGTAACCCATGGTGACCCCTTAGAACGGCGTGTCGTCCATGTCGTCGAACCCGCTGCCGCGCTGCTGGCGGGGCTGGTCTTCCCGCGGCCTGGGTTCGTTCATGTACGCCCAGCCGTCCCAGCCGCCTTCTTTCAGCGGGATAACGTCAATCTTTAGCATTTCACCGTTCTTGGTGTCAATGACCGAGCCGATGCGTTGGTAGCGGTTTTTCTGCTGGCCGTCTTTGTTGGTGTACTGGCCGGTGATGACGGTGATTTCTTTGGTGACTTTAGGCATTTCATTCCCCGATAATTTTCTTCAGTGCTGCAACCTTGGCGTCTACTTCAGCCAAGAACTTAATAACCTCTGATTCCACGTCAGCCAGCCACTTATCGTCGCGCAAGACGCGGACAACAAACAGTTGGGCCTTGGCGGGCATCCGAGGGTCGAACACAACGTAGTCGCACCATGACCTGTCGGCGCAGCGCATCTGCCATTGCATTTGAGCGAAATACTTGGATTCAACTGGGTTTTCGGCAAGCCAGCATTCCAGGGCGGTCTTGCTGTCGGGGCATTTGATCTCGACCATCCCATCATCGCCTACAAGGCCATCAGGGGACGCGCCAGCCGCTGCAATGGTCGGGTGAGGGATAAACCCCACCTCATCTACCATAACGCCCCTGGAGGCCTCATAAGCGGCCCTGGCGAACGGTTCCTGGTCAATGCCCCACTGCATGGCCGCGTTGGTGTAGGAATCGGCCTTGGTGCCGGTGACCCTCTCCAGCACCAGTTGGGTCATGTAGTTGCCGCGGTCGGCCCCGTAGCCGGTCTTGGTCTTGGCCAGGACTTTGTACAGGCTGCTGGCGGTCACTTTGCCCAGGCGGGCGGTAAACCAATCGTCGGTACGTTGTTCCATCATTTCAATCACTTTGCTTTCTCCTGATTTTGGGCTTTGAAAATTGCATATTCCGCTGTTGTTTTTGCCCCGACTTCAATGGTGATTCGCATTACCGGGTCACCGTCAACCCATACCGGGATGGCGATTTCATGCGGCACAGGCACTTTGGCGTTGTTGTAAGCCTGAATAGTTCTTGCGTGAATGTCGGATGCCGCTTCCCAAAGTTTGTGCATCGGATGGTCGGTGGTCACCTTAGACCGCAATCTTGAAGATTTCATGCTTCTACTCCTAACTGTTCTGCAATTCTTTCAATGGCATCAACACAACTGATGTTCAAGGCTTCATCAATCAGACGTAAAGATTGGTCAATCATTTCGTCATAAGTCCCTGGGTCGGCCTCCTTGATCGCTTCAAGCGTAAATTTGGCATCGTTTAATGCATCCAGGTCTGCGCTATTAACGCGCTGCAAGATTTCAATGTCTTCTTTATTTGCCATTTGCTTTCTCCTTTTTGGCGCGTTCAATGCGGGCTTTCTTGGCAGCAATCACCCGAGCCTGTAGCGTCTGATTGCCCTGGCAAGCCTCATAAGCTGCGGAATAGGCTTTGGCCAGGTCATCGCTGCTGGCGCTGGCTTCAATTGCTGACAGGTGGTCGGTGATGTCAGGCGTTGCGGCTGGCGCTGTAGGGCGACGGCTGGCCGCGTTGGCGTCGTCGTCTTCTGGCGCGATACCGCAAGCGGCCATCAGGCTGTAGCGGCGGGCATAGGTCAGCGCCGAGCCGTAACCCTGAGGGTCTTGCTTGGCCGCGGGGACGTGCAGCTGTCCGCAGTTGATGATTTCGCCAGATTCGTGGATGAAGACGGTTTCCACGATCACGCCATCGTCGCAAGGGCTGACGCGCTGGGTCAACGCGATGCCGTTGTTGTTGAGGGCATCTACCACCGCCTCGACGCAAGCGGCCAGGTCGGCGTAGCGTGATTTGAAGTGGGGGTTAGTGCTGGACTTCAGCGCGGGGCCAAATTCCTTCTGGGCCTTGACCAAGGCCGCGGCTACTTTGTTGAACGTGTTCATTGCTTCATACTCCTGTTGTCGTTGCACTGTTTCGTAAAACTGTTGGTGACTCATTTTTTTCTGCCAAAGGTTTCCAGCCGAACCGACGCCAGGTCTGCGTGATGTCGGTGGCTGCTGCTGGGACGTACTTGAACCGGCTGTCCAAGATGCTGGGCCGCGTGGGCGGCGGTGGTGTGGGGACGGAGCGAAGCTGTTTCATGACGACCACCAAGCGACGAGTAGCCAAGCCAAGCCGGTGCCAATGGCAAGGGCCAGCAGGAAGCCTAAAGCGGCTTCTGTGCGGCTTTCCGCGTTGTCGGTTCTGTAGTGTTGACGGTACTGTTTCATGGTGTCTCCTTAGAAGGGTGCAGCGGGCAACTTGTCGCGCTGTTGCTGTTGATATTCGCGTTCTTGGGCTGGCGTCCAGGGGATTGGCCCCCCTGGTGGGGGGAATGGCCAGTTAGACATTGGCAAGCACCTTGGCCTTGTTGATGGCCTGGGCCAGCATGGCCGCGGGGTAGATGTAGGTGCCGACAATCTGTTCAGCGTCGGTGTCCAGCAGCGTGACGGCCAAGCCGCGTTTGGTGGTGGTCACGGTGGATGCAATGCCCAGGTCAGGATTGACAAAGGTTGCAATTTGGTTGGCGGGGGTGGTTGCGTACATCTCAATTCTCCTTAAAAGACCGCTTGCTGCGGCATGGTTGCATTGTAAGCCCGCTTTACGCGGGCTGTCAAGTGTTTACATCCGCACGGCCCGAGCGCAAGCCGCGGCCCAGTAAGGGCTGTCGGGGAAGATGCGAACCCGACCCTTTTCAAAGTAGTCGGTCATCGTGTCGGTGTTGTTTTCGTAGGGGGCCAGGTCACGAAACACGCGGCCCAAAGCGCCGGTGTAGTCCTTGGCATAGATCGTCACGCAGTCACGACCGTCGATCAGTTGGCCGCGGCTGTACCAGACACGGGCTTTTTCGACGTTGTTGGTAACGTAGAACTTCATCATCTTGACCATCTTGATTCTCCTTAATAGACCCGTGAGGGCATTGGTGGGGGCCGTGGCCCCCGGTTGATTAGTAGCCGAACATGAAGGCAGGAAGTGCTTGTTTGCGGATCAGGCTGCGACGTGTTGCGGGGTGCATTGCTGCGACACGTTCCCACTTTTGCGCCGCCTCTGTCGCAACGTCCGATTCAAGAATTGCGGCCTGGGTCAGTTTGTCGTTGCCGCCAAACGCGACGCAGTACACCGCGACACGGGCCTGAGCCAGGTTTGCAGCGTGACGTGCTGCTTGTGCTTTCTTGAGGGCTTCTGCTTTGGTCATCTTCATTCTCCTGAAAGACCGCTTGCGATTCGCTACGGCATGACGCCATGTTAAGCCAACTTACAACGCCACGTCAAGCCCGCTTGCAAAAATATTTTTGGGTGTTGCAAAAAAACGAAAGTGGGCTTAACATCGCACGATGGACAAGAAACAAGCCATTGAAAAAGCGGGGTCGGCCATGGCGCTGGCCAAGTTGCTGGGCATCACGCGCCAGGCCATCAGCCAGTGGGGCGATGCCCTGCCCGCGGCCCGTTTGTGGCAGCTGAAAGCCCTGCGGCCCAAGTGGTTCAAGGGCGGTTGACAAGGAATTTTTTGTTGATGTATGATCCGACCCGTCTGGAGTGGCATTCAGACGATGAACAGAGGAAATTAACCCCGCAGGGTACTGTGTGGTCTTGTCGTACGGCAAGCGAGTCTTTTGACCATCTGTTCAATCGTCTTGCTGTTGCTCTCGCCAAGAGCCAAGACCACAGAGCATCTTGCGGGGTTTTTGCTTTTGCAGACCGTACTCCGCACGATAGCAAGCACCCCAATCGTGGTGGCGCGGAAGGAAAGCGTAGCCAGTATGCTGCAAGGCTAGGGGGCAGTTCCCGAATAATCTGGTCGGCTGGTCGAATCATCAAGCCGAGGGGCGTACGGTATCCAACCCGTAGCATGATGATCCCGCAAGGGGGTGAAACCTTCCCTCTCTACTCCTGTTGGGGTAGGGGGGTCTTTGGGTGAAATTTATTGAATTGTGAGACACGGCTAGGTTTGGATTGATCCCCAGACCGAAAGGCGAACCTCCCGCTTGCCGCTGTTTCTTTACTGGAGGATTGGAGAAAAGCAATGTTTGAAAGCGGGTTCGATAAATTCTGGGCAGCATGGCCAAAAAGCCCCAGGAAGGGCGCAAAAGCGGCCTGTCTGGCCAGGTGGAAGAAGGGTCTGTACGAACACTGTGCAGACCAAATAATTAAGCACGTCGAGTGGCAAAAAACCACCGACCAGTGGCTGAAGGACAACGGCGCATTCGTACCTGCGCCCCTGGTCTACTTGAACCAGATGCGGTGGGATGGGGCTGAAATACCTGAGCCAAAAAAGGTTGTCTCTATTTCGCAACAGTTCGAAGAACGCACTCGAAACGCTGTTCCGATGCCTGACTACATTCGTGAGCGCCTGGCGCAAATTAGGCGGGGCGTATGACCCGCGACGAAGGCCACCAGCTGCTGAACAGACTGCAAGAGGGGACAGCGTTTGACTACGAACAAATCACCGCGGCCCTTATCGCAACAGGCGACCTTGCCGGGTGGCGAGACATGGACGGAAGCCTGGCGGCGGGAATGCGAAGCCAGGTACTGGGTCAATCGGTACAAGCAGCAGCGCAGCCAGGCGTGGTGGGAAAAGACCAAGCAGGACATACGCAAGGCGCGTGGCCAGGCTGGTCTAGATACCTTGATCGCTGACATGAACAAGGAATGGAATGCGACGGGCAGCAAAAATTGACGCGAACCAGACTCAAGTTGTTGAGGCGCTACGGGCGGCTGGCGCTACTGTTCAGTCTCTGGCTGCTGTTGGCCAAGGCGTACCTGATCTGCTGGTTGGATTCCAAAGCAAGACACTACTTATGGAAGTCAAAGACGGTCGCAAACCGCCGTCGGCAAGACAACTGACCGATCAACAACTGACCTGGCACGGTGCCTGGCGCGGTGGGCCTGTAGTGATCGTAGACGGGCCTGATGCCGCTTTACGAATGTTGGGTGTAATGAAATGAACAGAGAAGATATCATCCGCATGGCGCGAGAGGCTATCGAACACTTATCCGATGCAGAAAACGTGCGGCTGCAAGGCATTGTGTTGCTGGCTCTTGACGCCGGTGCCGCTGCCGAGCGTGAGGCGTGTGCCAAGTTGTGTGAGGAAGAAGGTTTGCTGTGGGGGCAGCGATATGCCGCCGCCATCAGAGCAAGGGGGAACACATGACACAAGCACTTATCCGAGCAATCAACATGGGTCTTTACGAAGCTGGATGGACGGTTGTCAATGATGGCTACTCCATTAAAAACAGAACATGGCGCAAAGCAGTTGAACCCGTTGAACAACACATCCAACGCAGGATTAAAAAAGCCATAGCCGCCGAGCGTGAGGCGTGTGCCCAGTTGTGTGAGCGCATGGCAGGGCGTACAGAGGACATCCGACGCGCCGCGCTTGAGATGGCAGCAGAAAATATCCGAGCAAGGGAGCAGAAGTGAGACAACCAGAAGACGCGGCGCAGGACATCCGCGACAAGGCGCACGACTACGGCAAGGCCAAGGCCCAGCGGGTCTACCTGGAGGAATTTCGGCGCAGCAAAAAGGCCATGCTGATGAAGGACAGCCTACACATGGGCATCGAAGCGGCCAACGCCCAGGAACGTGAAGCCCTGGCCGACCCTGAGTACATCCAGCTGCTCAAGGGGCTGGCCGTGGCCGTGCAGGACGAAGAAACGCTGAAGTGGGAACTAGAAGCCGCACGTCTGGACATAGAAATCTGGAGAACCCGCCAGGCGACCGAGCGCATGGTGGTAAGGTCGCATGAATGAAATGCCCCATCTGCGGAACTTGGACACTGGTCAAAGAAACCAGAAAAACGCCCACGAACGAAAAAAAGCGTCGCTACGAGTGCGCCAATGAACACCGATTCAGCACCCTGGAAACGGTCATACCCGAAAAGACAGTACGTCCGAAGCGAAAAGTTGCTGCGGTTGGTGGCTGACTTAGACTGCCAGTTGTGCGGTTCAGGGTCATTTGTCCAGGCCGCACACACAAATTGGGGTGGCGGCAAGGGCAGGTCAATCAAGGCCGACGACAACCTGGTGGCGGCGCTGTGTATGTACTGCCACCATGACATCGACCAGGGCACCAAGTGGTCAAAGCGAGAGCGCCAGCAAGCCTGGTGGCTGGCCCACAGGAAGACGGTTGACCTGTTGGTGGAGACAAAACGCTGGCCAGTTGACGTGCCGATCCCAGATGAGACAGAATGGCAGCGGCTGATCTCCTAGTTGCCACTAGTAGCCCTTGGGGGGGGCTTTGCGGCCCCTCCTTTTTCCACTATCATCTGGCCATGAACGAAGATGCCGCCGAATTCATCGCCGCTTTGCTGCACAGCAGCACGGTGACGCATTTCATGCACTTGTCCACCGATTCGTATTCGGCGCACAAGGCGCTGGGCCGGTACTACGAAGAAATCATCGAACTGGCCGACGACTTTGCCGAAGCGTATCAGGGTCGGTACAATAAAATCAAATCCTACCCGGACGAATTTCACGCCGGGAAAGAGCCTGTTAAGTACCTGAAATCCATCCAGGCGTTTGTGGACGAAGCCCGCAAAGATTTGCCCCAGGATTCAGAAATCCAGAATATCATTGACGAAATTAGTCAACTGATTGATTCGACCCTGTACAAACTGAAATTCCTAGACTGAAAGGACAGACCATGAAAGACAACGCCGAGATGACCCCTAAGGGCTACGGTTCTGGCGGCAAAGCCCCCGCGGGCGCAAGCGCCAGCGATTCCAGCGGTGAGCGCCACGGCAAGCTGGTCAACGGTGTCGGCATGGGCAAGGCCGACGGCACTGGCAGCAATCACCAGTACAACGGTGGCCGTTCCAAGGGTATGTGCTATACCCACGGGCGTTCTTCCTACCAGAAGTAAATGGCTATCCCGCTGTCAGATTTGGCAGCGGCGGGGCAGCAGCAGCAGCCAAAGGCTGCGACCACCCAGGCCACCCTGGCATCGCTGGTTCCGCAGCCGCCCCAACTGTCGCAATCGGGCAATCCGATTGAATCGGCATACTTTGACCGCCTGGCCAAAGACTACGACGGCCTAAAGGCCGAATACGCCCAACTCACAAACGAGAGGGGCGAAAACACGACCAGGGGCGGGCGGTTACTCAACACCGACGAAGCCCGCGAACTTTCCCCTGAATACCGCGCAGACCGCACCAGGTCGGCTGACGTGCATGAGCCGTCGTCCGCTTTGGTCAAGCAGATGTACGCGGACAAATTATCCCAACCGACGCCTTCAGGCATGAGCAACCTGGTGTTATTCACCGCGGGTGGGACTGGGGCAGGAAAAACCACTGGCCTACAGATGGTCGAAGACGAGCATCCAAGCGTTAAAAAAGCAGAAATCGTGTACGACACGAACATGAACACGTTCGATTCTGCCGACAAAAAGGTCAAGCAAGCCCTGGAAGCTGGCCGCAAGGTCGGTATCGTGTACACCTACCGCGACCCTGTAGAAGCCTTGGAAAACGGCGCATTGAAGCGGGCCAGCAGGATGGAAGCCGACACAGGCACAGGCCGCACCGTACCGCTGGATGAGCATTTCAAGACCCATGCCGGTGTTCGTGATGTGATGGAACGCCTACAAGCGAAATACGGTGATGACCACCGATTCCACATCATGGCCATCGACAACAGCCGCGGGCAAGGAAATGCTGTTGTAAGCAGCCTTGACAAACTGCCCAAAATAGACCATACTAAGGTACGGAAAGGACTTAATGATGCACTCGAAAATGCCTACCGCACCGGCAAAATCAGCCGTGCCATCTACGAGGGAACGCGTGGCAACGCCCGCTGAACATCGTATGAAGCGGATGCACGAAGCCGATATGCGAAGTATTGCTGAAGCTGTTGCCAAGGGTCTAAACGCTGCTGTCAAGGCTGGGAAGCCCGTCAGATGAGCGACGCCCGCTGCAAGACCTGTCGGTTTTTCACCCAGTCACAGATCATGGGTGTCTGCCGCAGGTTTCCAGAACACCAGAACAAACATGAATTGGACTGGTGCGGTGAGCATCAACTGACCACCATCATTGCCTTGCCTGTTGTATCGACTGAACAACTTGAACGCAAAAAGCCTGGAAGGAAGCCCAAAGATGTGCCCGATTCGTCCGCTGCGTGACCGCGTAGTGGTGCAGCCGCGTGTCCGCAAACTGTCGGACATCATCTTCACCATCAACAGCGAAAAGATGAACGAGGGCACCATTGTGGCCGTCGGCCCTGACGTGACTGAAGTCAAGCCAGGCGACTTTATCAAGTACGGCAACGGCACCTATCTGGATTGGCCCGTCCATGAGTTTGACGGCCAGGACTACCAGGTGATTCAGGAAGGCGACGTATGCGCCGTCGTGGAGACAGAAGATGCCTAAAGGTCACGACAAACCCATCGCCCGCACCACCACGGGCAAAGACAAGAACTACCGCCCCACCGAGCAGGGGGCTGGTATGACGGCCAAGGGCCGTGCGGCGTACAACGCCAAAAACAACGCAAACCTTAAACCACCAGCACCAAACCCGAAGACCAAAGCAGACGCTGGACGAAAAGCGTCTTTCTGCGCGAGAATGGAAGGGGTGGTTAAAAACGCCAAAGGCCCAGCTGAACGGGCTAAAGCATCCCTCAAGAATTGGAATTGTTGAAAGGAACATCATGTCAAACAGCCAAGCCATCGGCGTCGCATACGCTGACCCAGCCCTGAACAGTTTTGAAGTTGGCACCGCAACCGTGCCAATTGCAAACACCACGTCGGGCAACCTGAACCAAATTTATGCCCGCACCACCCATGCGTCGGGTGATATGCGTGGCCTGTACGCCCGCGTGGACTACGCTGGCGCTGGCGCTGGTGAAACCCTGCGAGCCTTCAGCCGCGTGGTTGCTGCCCAGGGTTCTGGCCAGACGACCAACGGCGCACACATCAGCCTGTCGGTCAACACTGGCGGCAGCATCAGCGGTGCAGGTAATGCGCTGCGGGCCACCATCGGCGGTTCGTCCACCAACCCTGGCGGCACCCTGGCTGCGCTGCAACTGGACTCTGACTTTGCATCGGGCGGCACTTGGTCGAACACATCGTTTCTGCGTGTGACCAACAGCGGCACGGGTGAAGTGAGCAACTTTGCTGCAATGCCCGCGGTGAGCGCAACTGGCGTGTTCCGCGCCAAGGTTGGTTCGCCTGTGGTCACCCACACCATCCCGGTGAGCAGCGGCGGCACGACTTACTACATCATGGTCAGCACTGTTGCCTGATGGAAATAAGCCGAGAATTCATCCAGGCTGAAATCAGCCAGGTTGAGCAGGAAGTGGTGAAAGCTAGGACGTTTTTGATACAAGCGGAAACGTCACTGGCCATCTACCAAATGCTGCTGGCCAGGCTAGATCAGCCAGATGAAGGGAAGTTAGGCGAATTATCGGAAGACGATAACTTGTCTAATTCTGATATGAAAGCAGGGGGAACTGACTGATGGCCAAACCTGGTTTGTACGCAAACATTCACGCCAAGCGTGAGAGGATCGAACAGCAAAAGGCCGCGGGCAAGAAACCCGAGCGTATGCGAAGCCCTGGGGACAAAGGCGCACCCACGGCCAAAGCCTTCAAACAAAGCGCCAAGACTGCAAAGAAATGACCCTTGAGCAAATGCAAAAGCGCCTGGCTGAACTGCAAGAACTGGCGAAGCAGCATGAAACTGTGTTGATCCAGATCAGCGGTGCCATCCAGGAATACAACCGAGTAATCGCAGAGGAACAATCCAAAGCGATGAGCAAGGAGAAACAAGATGCCCCTGACCAAATCGCCCAGTAAGCAAGCGTTCCAAAAGAACATCAAGGCCGAAATCAAAGCAGGAAAGCCACCCAAGCAAGCGGTGGCCATCGCCTATTCGGTAAAGCGCGAAGCCAAGGCACCGAAGGGCAAAAAATGACCTTAGATGCACCCGTCAAGCGGCGGGGGCGTCAACCCAAAGACAAGCCCACCCGCGACGCACCAGAACACCCAAAGCTGGGGCGTCCGACTAAGTACGAAGACTGGATGGCCGACGCCATCTACGAGTACTTCAGCAAGCCTGTAGGTGATTTCCCTACCCTGGCAGGATTTGCCGCCAGCATCAACGTTTCACGCGACACCCTACACGACTGGGCACACGCCAAGAATGTTAGTGGGGACTTACGCAACCCAGCTTTTTCCGACGCCTATAAAAAGGCAAAGGATATGCAAGAGCAGAATCTGGTCAAAGGGGCGCTAACTGGGGTGTACAACAGCACGTTCGCCATCTTTACGGCCAAGAACGTACTGGGCTGGCGCGACAAGGTAGAGCAGGAAATCACCGGCAAGGACGGTTCACCGCTGGCTGGCATCCAGGTCATGTTTGTGAACGCCGATGGATCAGAACGCAACGATTGACAAGGCCATTGCAAAGGCCGAATTCCCGGTCAAACTGCAAGGTCTGTTCAAAAAAAGCCGCTACAAGGTGCTGTACGGCGGGCGGGGCGGCGCGAAGTCCTGGGGCATCGCCAGGGCGCTGCTGATCCTGGGGGCCAAAAAGCCCATGCGGGTGCTGTGCGCCCGTGAGTACCAGACCAGCATCAAGGATTCAGTCCACAAGCTGCTGTGCGACCAGATCGAAGCCCTTGGCCTATTGGGGTTCTACGAAATCACCCAGGCCAGCATCCGCGGGGCCAACGGCACCGAGTTTGCGTTTATCGGCTTGAAGAACAACCCGACCAACATCAAGTCATTTGAAGGCGTGGACGTGTGCTGGGTGGAAGAAGCCCAGACCGTCAGCCGCCTGTCGTGGAACATCCTGATCCCGACCATCCGCAAGCAGGACAGCGAAATTTGGGTCAGTTTCAACCCTGAGTTGGAGACAGACGAAACCTATCAGCGGTTCGTGGTCAAGCCACCGCGGGACTGCATCAGCATCAAAGTCAACTTCTACGACAACCCCTGGTTCCCTGAAACGCTGCGTCTAGAGATGGAAGCCCTGAAGGCCAGGGATTTGCCAGCATATAACCAGGTCTGGGAAGGTATGTGCCGTCAGTCTGTGGACGGGGCTATCTTTGCCAACGAGTTGCAGCGGGCCGAAGCCGAGGGGCGGGTCACAAAGGTGCCCTATGACGCCACAAAGCCCGTACACGCCATTTGTGACCTGGGCTGGGCCGACGCTACCGCCTGGTGGTTTGTGCAGTTTGTGGGCATGGAAACGCGCCTGATTCGGTACTTTGAGGACAGCCAGCGCACGATGACCAGCTACCTGGCGCAGCTACAGACCTATGGTTACGTCTACGACACCATCTGGCTACCGCACGACGCCCAAAGCACGACGCTGGCCGCAGCTGGCAGGAGCATTGAGGACATCGTGCGCGGGGCAGGATTTAAGACCCGCATTCTGGACAGGGTGCCGGTGGTCGATTCGATCAACGCGGCCCGCACCATCTTCCCTAACTGCTATTTTGATAGGGAAAACACGGCAGATGGATTAAACTGCCTGAGACATTATCGGTATGACGTTGACCCTGAAACCGGCCAATTCAGCAGACAACCGCTGCACGACCAGTATTCGCACGGTGCCGACGCATTCCGATATATTGCGTTGATGATTAAGGAACCGTCCAAACCCAAGAAACGTGCCAATGTGGCCATGGCGGGCAACTGGATGAGTTGAAAGGACTGAACATGGCACTGCAAGACATAGGCGACGACCGCATCGGCGAGGCAATCAAGTTTCTGCGCCTGGTGGGCGAAGCGGACAGCCAGAACAGGGCCGAAGCCCTTGGCGACCTGAAGTTTGCCGCGGGTGACCAGTGGCCGGTGGAGATTCAAAATAGCCGCAACCTGGAATCGCGCCCGTGCTTGACCATCAACAAGATCGATGCCTATGTGCGCCAGGTCACCAACCAGCAGCGCCAGCAGCGGCCCAGGATCAAGGTTCACCCGGTCAACAACGAGGGCGACCTGAAGATTGCCCAGGTCATTGAAGGCATCACCAGGCACATTGAAGTCAACAGCAGCGCCGACACGGCTTACGACACCGCGTTTGAATACGCTGTGAAAATGGGCTGGGGCTACTGGAGGGTGACCACCAACTATGTGTCGGAAGAAAGTTTTGACCAGGAAATCTACATTGAGCCAGTAGACGACCCGTTTTCGGTGTACTTTGACCCCAACAGCGTGTCGCCCGACGGATCAGACGCTGAACGGTGCCTGATTACCAGCGTGATGTCTAAGACCGCGTTTCGGCGCGAGTACCCTGGGGCTGATGATGGGGCCAACTTCAGCGCCCGTGCGACGGGTGACAGCGACGCCGAATGGGTCACGAAGGAAGACATCCGCGTGGCCGAGTACTGGCACGTTGAGCGCGAGAAAGCCACCCTGATCTTGTTGTCTGACGGCACAAAGGTCTACGAAGACGAACTGCCGTCCGCAGAACTGCTGGACGCCAGCCAGATCACCATCATGGACAAGCGCCCGTCGTACCGGCGCAAGGTCAAGTGGTGCAAGCTGACGGCCATGGAAGTGCTGGAAGAACGCGAGTGGCCAGGCAAGTACATTCCGATCATCCCGTGTTACGGTGCCCAGGTCATCGTTGAGGGCAAGCGCAAGAAATACGGCCTGGTGCGATTCGCCAAAGACCCGCAGCGGATGTACAACTTCTGGCGCACGTCGATGACCGAGAGCATCGCGCTGGCACCCAAGCCCAAGTGGCTGCTGGCCGAAGGTCAGGACGAGGGGCACGAAAGCGAATGGGCGCTGGCCAACATCAAGTCCACCCCTGTTCTGAGATACAAGCAGAAGGACATCGAAGGCGTCCCCGCACCGGTGCCGACCCGCATCCAGCCTGAACCACCCCCAGAAGGCATCATGGTGGCCGCGGGTGCAATTGCTGACGACCTGAAGACCGTGCTGGGCATCTTTGATCCGGCCCAAGCCCTGCCAGGCAACATCAGCGGCAAAGCCCTACAGGGCCAGCAGATGCAAGTGGATTTGTCGAACTTCCACTTCTACGACAACATGACCCGCAGCATCAAGCACACGGGCAAGATCATTTTAGACCTGATTCCCAAGATTTACGACACCCAGCGGGTTCTGCGGATCATCGGCGCGGACGGCAAGCCTGACCTGGTGACCATCAACGAAATGGAAGCCACCGGCAAGGTGATGAACGACGTGACCGTGGGCCTGTATGACGTGGTGATGGACACTGGCCCAGGCTACAACAGCAAGCGCCAACAGGCCGTCGATACCATGCTGCCCCTGATGGCCGACCCCCAAGTGTTCCAGGCTGCGGGCGACCTCTTGTTCCGCAACATGGACTTCCCTGGTGCTGACGTGATTGCCGACCGCCTGGCCGCGATGAACCCGCTGGCGCAGATCAACCCCGACACTGACGTGCCGCCGCAGATTCAGATGCAGCTGCTGCAAGCCCAAAAGGCTGTTGCAGATATGGAACAGAAGATGATTGCCATGCAGTTGGAGATCAACAACCGCGGTCAGGTGGCGTCGATCAAGGAAGACGGCCAGAACCGCCGCAAGCTGATGGATGTCATCAGCCGTGCCTACAACACCGACACCATCAACGAAGCCCGCGTCAACCAGGCCGCAGTCAAGGCGGTGACCGACCAGAACAAAATCGAACTGGACGCCATGGTGCGCCTAGTGCTGGCCGGGTTGCCCGCCGAAGCCCTGTCCGCGGAAATGGCCAGGCGCGATGCCGAGCAGCAGCAAGCCACGGGCTTTGCGGAAATGGAAGTCAACCAGACCCAGAACCCGTTTATTCAGGCTGGCCAGGAATTGATGGCCCCGCCGCCCCAGCCCCAAATGTCACCAGAAATGATGCCGCAGCAGCCCCAAATGCCGCCTGGAATGATGCAACCTGGCATGGGAATGCCGCAGTGATTGACATATATTGTTTTCGGGTTAAAAATTAACCCCAAACCTACCGATGGGTTTTCATCGGGTTAATTCGTAGGGATACCTATGTCGGAAGTGCAAGAACGTGTCGCCGGTAACCTGGTGACAAGTGAGAATTTAGCCGAATTCACAGCCCAGAAACTTGGTCTAGTTGACGCGCCAGCAGCCGAGGCGGCAGATGCCGAGCCGAATGCGGAAGCCGATCAGAGTGGACAGGATGGGGAAGGGAATGAAGCGACAGCGTTAGACGATCAGAAGGAAAAGAAACCTAATCCGAAGTTGGAAAGGCGGTTTTCCGAGATTACCAAGCAACGTGAAGCGGCCCGCGAAGAAGCCCGCCGCGAACGTGAAGCACGGGAATCCCTGGAAGCCAGGCTGAAGGAACTTGAATCCAAGGTCAGCCCACCGGCGCAAGCCGACACTGACGAACTGGGCCAGGAACCCAAGCCAGAACAGTTCAGCGATATGTACGAGTACGCCAAAGCGTTGGCCGAGTACACCGCTGATAAGAAGCTGATGGAGAGGGACAAACAGGAAGTGGCCCGCAAGGCCGCGGCTGAACAGGAAGTGAAATTCAAAGCCTGGGCAGACCGTGTGAACGCAGCCAAGAATGATTTGCCCGACTTTGACGACATGGTGCAAAGCAGCGACGTTAGGGTTTCTGACCCCGTGCGCGATGCAATCATCGAATCAGAGCATGGCCCGAAGATTCTTTACTACCTTGCTGAAAACAGCGAGTTTGCAAAGAAGCTGGCCGATATGTCAGTTGTTTCTGCCGTCCGCGAAATCGGAAAGATCGAAGCCCGCTTTGTGCGGGATACGAAGGAATCTGCTCCTGAAGTGAAAACTGCCGCTGTGAAGTCTAGAGCGCCAGCACCGATTAGCCCGCTGCGCGGTGCGGTCAACACGACGGATGCGAACGTGGATGCCGACGGCAATTTCCACGGCACGTTCCAACAGTGGAAAGCCGCCCGCCAGGCAAGGAAAATCCGCTGACAATTAACCCTTTTTCAAGGAAACTGAAATGTCCAACAATTTGCTTACCATCAGCAAGATCACCAACGAAGCGTTGATGGTCTTGGAAAACGAACTTACGTTCACCTCCGAAGTCAACCGCGAATACGACGACCAATTTGCCGTCGTTGGTGCGAAGATTGGTAACACCCTGAACGTGCGCCGTCCTGGCCGGTTCATCGGTACTACCGGCCCCGCACTGAACGTTGAAGATTTCAACGAAACCAGCATCCCCGTGACCCTCTCGACGCAATTCCACGTCGATACCCAGTTCACGACCCAGGATTTGGCCCTTTCGTTGGATATGTTCAGCGACCGCGTGTTGAAGCCCGCCGTTGCCGCCATCGCCAACAAGATCGACTTTGACGGTCTGACCATGGCTAAAAACAGCACTGCCAACATCGTTGGTACTGCTGGTGTGCCCCCGACCGGCCTTATCACCTACCTGACCGCCCAGGCTTACCTGGACAGCGAGGGTGCCCCGCGTGATGGCCGTCGTTCGTGCATCATTGAGCCGTTTACCAGCGCCACCATCGTGGACAACCTTAAAGGTCTGTTCAACCCCCAGCCGACCGTAAGCACCCAATTCCAAAAGGGTCTGATGGGCCGTGATTCGGGCGGCATGAACTGGAAAATGGATCAGAACGTTATCTCGCAAACGTTCGGTGCATGGACTACCACCGCTGGCACCCTGACTGCCAACACCCAATCCATCGGTATCGCTACCGGCTGGGCGTCGAGCAGCACCATCACCCTGACCCACAGCGCCGGTCTGACGCTGCGCCAGGGCGACGTGATCCAGATTGCCAACGTGTTCGCGGTCAACCCGCAGAACCGCCAGGCTTATGGTTCCAACAAGAACCGCAACTTTGTGGTTCAGTCCACCGTGACGGGTTCTGGTTCGTCCACCATGCAAGTGACTGTGGTTCCTGCCATCATCACTGGTGGCCAGTTCCAAAACGTCACCATCCCGACCACTTCCGCTACCGCAACGGTCACCCCGTTCAGCATCGGCACGTCGGCCACCGGCACTGTCAGCGCACAAAACATCGTGATGCACCGCAATGCGTTCACCTTGGCCACCGCTGACCTGGAACTGCCTGATGGCGTCCATTTCGCTGGCCGCGCATCGGACAAGGAACTGGGCCTGTCGATCCGCGTGGTTCGCCAGTACACGATCAACAACGACAGCATCCCGACCCGTTTGGATGTGCTGTACGGTTGGGCACCGCTGTACCAGGAACTGGCTTGCCGGGTCGCCGCTTAATAAACCAACATTGAAAGGAAACCGATCATGAGCAATCCCGGCCCCGCAAGTACCCAAACCGCGCACCCGTCAAATCTGGCCACCAATCAGGCACTGCGCCTGTTGGCCAGCGCACAGGGTGTTAACCTCAACAGCGTCGGCGACACGGTGGCAAACATCGTGAACCGTCTGGGCAACATCAGCGTTCAAAGCGTTATTGTGGCCAACGCAAGCGTTGACCTGACCACCGCCCAACTGGCCGTTTACACCGGCCCTGGCGCGACTGGTACGGCCATCAAGACCGCCTACGCCCTGACTGGTAACTCAGCCAGCGACAAGGTGGTGATTACCGCCGCCACCGACACCGATGCAATCACTGTGGATCAACTCTACATTCGTTGCACGACTGCCCAGGGCGCAGCGGCCACCGCCGACGTGTTCCTGTACGGGTATGACCTGACATTCCTTTCTTAATCGGATGGAATGACAAGGCGAGAAAGCCGCCCTCAAAAGGGGTGGCTTTTTCGTTTCCTGAGCCTATAATTTCGCAAGAAAGGGGAATCCTATGCTGCCAAACTTCCGACCCAACGGGCCGACGTATCGGATCACCGTGCCGTCGTCTGCGTCAACCCCCCTTGAAATCGTCCCCAACACCAACGTTGAAAACAATTATGTGGCGCTGATTAACACCGGCACCGCGTCGGTTGTGGTCAGCCTGGGCACGACTTCAGGAACCACCAGGACACCAGCTGTGCCGACTACTGGCACCTCAACGCCTGGATTTATCCTGCCGCCCAACATGATTTATCCAATTGTGGTGCCAGCCCCGCGCAACTCATTTTTCATCGCCATCATCGGCACTGCCGCCAATGGTGAATGCTATGTGACGCCTCTGGCCGCGGGGTAAACCATGGCCAACCAGGTCGCCAGCCAGCAGACCATCAACATCGTCCCGGTTCAGGGTATTTTTGGCCCTGAGCCGACGTTTACGCCTATCACGCTGGTTGGCCCTGCCGGTTCGTATTTCTACCCCGTAATCAGCCCCATTCAGTCAGGGCTGACCATCACCAACAGCACGATTGATTCGTCTGTCATCGGTGGAAACAGCCCCGCTGCGGCGTATTTCACGACCGCCCAGGTCGCAGCCACCCCGACCGCCGACCAAGACGTGGCCAACAAGGCTTACGTCGATTCGGTGGCCCAAGGGCTGGACATTAAGGCGTCCTGTCTGTACACCACGACCAACAACATCACGTTGTCTGGCCTGGCGGTTCAGGCTGGTGGCGACTGGCCATCAACGCTGACCGCGGGCGACCGCGTTTTGGTCAAGAACCAGACCAATCAGGCTGAAAACGGCATCTTTGCCGCGTCAGCGACGGGCTGGACGCGCACCGCGGACATGAACAACTGGGCCGAAGTGCCTGGCGCGTTCACGTTTATTGAGGACGGCGCGACCTTGGCATCCACCGGCTGGGTGACCACCGCGGGATCGACCGGCACCATCGGCGTGACCAATATGCCCTGGACGCAGTTTTCAGGGGCTGGAACGTACACCGCGGGCAACGGGCTGCAACTGATTTCCAATGCGTTTTCAGTCAAGCTGAACGGCACCAGCCTGGACGCCAGCAGCAGCGGGCTGCGGATTTCCACGACCTACGCGGGTCAGACCAGCATCACAACGCTGGGCACCATTGGAACTGGAGTTTGGGAAGCCACCGACGTGGCTGTGTTGCATGGCGGGACGGGCGCATCGGATGCCGCAGGGGCCAGAGCGAACCTGTCCGCAGCCGTTTTGGGGGCCAACAACGACATCACCAGTATGTCGGCCATCACAGGCGCGATTGCGACCCCGACGTACATCGACTTCAATTCGACCCAAAGCCCGCTGCCGACTGATGCGACGGCGCGGCTGTACTACAACAACGACGACCAATTCCAGACCCTTTCTTTCCGCATGAACGGCAACGTGGTGCAGAAAATTGGCGAAGAACTGTATTACAGGGTCAAGTGTTCGTCGGCGGTCACCAAAGGCCAGGTGGTCATGTTCACGGGCACGTTGGGCGCATCTGGTGGCCTGACCGCGGCACCAGCTACGGGCCTGACCAAAGATCAATCGCAGTACGTTCTGGGGATTGCCGCCGAATCGGGCAACACCAATGCCTGGATTTTTGTCACGGCCTTTGGCGAAGTCAAAGGAATCAACACCACGGGCGGCGCTGAAAACTGGGTGCAGGGCGACGAACTGTATTACAACCCCCTGGTGACTGGCGGGCTGACCAAAACCAAGCCATCGGTTCCGAATGCCATCGTGCTGGTGGCCGCGGTTGTCCATGTTGGCACGTCCAACGGCATTTTGTTTGTGCGGCCCACCTATGGGTCGGTTTTGGGGGGCACTGATGGAAACGTCCAGTTTGGAACCCTTAACAACCTTGACGTGCTGCAATACAACGGCACATATTGGACAAACGTCGCAGCCAGCACCCTATCGGTCAGTTTTGCAACCACGGCTGGAAGTGCAGGAAGCGCAACGACCGCCACAACGGCCACAAATCTTGCCGGTGGTGCAGCGGGCAGTCTCCCGTACCAAACAGGTGCCGGTGCTACTACGTTCTTGGGACTGGGAACCAGCACCTACATCCTGACCGCGGGCGCGAGTGCGCCAGGCTGGACGAACCCATCCAGCATCACGGTTGGAAACGCAACAAACGCAACAAACGCAACGACCGCAACCAACCTGGCCGGTGGTGCAGCTGCCAGCATTCCCTACCAAACAGGAGCAGGGGCGACCACGTTCCTGGCGTCTGCGGCTGGCGATGCAGGAAAAGTCCTACAGAGCAACGGCACGTCGGCCCCATCCTGGGTCACGCCCGTGGCCTACGCGACGGTCACAGACGACACCACGACGAATGCGACCTACTACCCGCTGCTGGCCAACCAGACCGCGGGCAACCTGACGACGACCTATTCATCGTCCACCAAGCTGCAATTTAACCCGTCCACCGGCCTGATGACGGCCACCGGGTTCAGCGGGTCGGGCGCAAACCTGACTAGTCTGCCAGCGGGACAGCTGTCGGGCACCATCCCGTCTGGGGTTTTGGGAAATTCCAGCCTGTTCATTGGCACCACGTCGATTGCACTGAACCGCAGCAGCGCCAGCCAGAGCCTGACCGGCGTCAGCATTGACGGCAGCGCAGGATCGGCGACGACCGCGGGCACGGCCACGAACGCCAACAACATCGCAATCACCGACGACACGTCAACGAATGCGGACTACTATCCCGTCTGGGTCACCAACAGCACGGGAAACTTGCCCGCCAAGGTGACCAGCACTAAACTTAAATTCAACCCGTCCAGCGGCGTTCTGACGACGACTGGCGGCATCGGTGGGGGTGCGTTTTGAACTACACATGGAAAATCCTGAGCATCAAGGCCAAGGATGGGCTGATTACCCAAGCCCAGTACCATGCCCGCGTGGCCGAAGGCGAAGCCGCGGTGGAAACCGAGGGCACTTGGTTCTTTAAGGGCCAGCGCCTGGTTGTCCCGTTTGAAAAGGTCACCGAGGAAATGATCGTCGGCTGGATCAAGAACGAATCCGACGGCCTGATCGAAGCGCGGATGGCGCAGCAGTTGAAGAACCTGGCCGCACGGGATGAAACACCGCTGCCTTGGATGCCCCAGGTGTTCAAACCCAAATTTGAGGAATAACTATGGCAGTCAACCTTTCACCTGTTTTCGGCGTTGCTGGGCAACTGTTCGACAACAACGGCAACCCGCTGGCCGGTGGGAAGATTTTCACCTACGCGGCTGGGACTACAACCAACGTTGCTACATACACCAGCAGCGCGGGAACAATTGCCCACAGCAACCCTATTATCCTAGATGGTGCTGGCCGCGTCCCGTCGGGCGAAATCTGGCTGACTGACGGCATCACCTACAAGTTTGTAGTTCAAGATGCCGACAACAACTTGATCGGCACCTACGACAATCTGTCTGGCATCAACAGCAATTTTGTTGCGTTTACAAATGAGCAAGAAATCCAGACCGCCACCGCTGGACAAACGGTGTTTAACCTGGCCACCATGCAGTACCAGCCAGGCACGAACAGCCTGTCGGTGTTTGTTGATGGCGTAAACCAGTACGGCCCAGGCGCACAGTACGCCTACGTTGAAACCGATCAAGACACGGTGACGTTCGTGTCTGGTCTTCATGTTGGCGCGTCGGTGAAATTTACCACGTCGCAGTTGAACAGCAGCGGTGCTGGTGATGCATCGCAGGTGTCATATACACCACCCTTTTCCGGGTCTGTCACAACCAACGTTGAAGACAAGTTGTCGCAAATCGTTAGCGTCCAAGACTTTGGCGCTGTTGGCGATGGTTCTACAGACGACACAGACGCTATTTTGGATGCAATTGCCGCTATGCCCGCGAATGGATCGGGTTTGTACTTCCCGCCTGGCACTTACATAGTAAATTCTGACTATGTAAATGGCCTTAAATTTAACGGCAAGTCAAATTTTGTCTTGAACGGGTACGGCGCGACCATCAAAGTTAAAAACGGGGCGGCAGTCACAACCAACCATGAGGTGATGTTTTTCATCAACTGTCAAAACGGCGCAATCAACGGTTTGACAATTGATGGGAACAGGGCAAACAGAACAATTACCATTGAAACCGCATCACATTGCTTATCAATCACCGACTATTGCAGCAACATCGTGGTCAATGATGTCGTCTGTCAAAATTCAACGTCTGACGGCTTGTATGTCAGCACGACGGTCTTAGGAACACAAGCCAGCTACCCAACAGACATTGTGCTGAACAATTGCATTGCTGACAACGCATATAGAAATGGGTTGTCTGCTATCGGCAGTTTGCGTTTGACGGTAAATGGTGGCGAATACAAAAACACCAACGGAACGTTGCCTGAGTGTGGCATTGACGTTGAGCCTGATGCTGGCTACACCTTTGGCAACCGACAGACGGTCATCAATGGTGCGCGGTTGTTCAACAATGACGGGTACGGATTGGCGCTTGGTGGCCCAGTTGGCCTGAACCAAAACATTCTTATCACGAATGTGACTGGCCAAGATAACGACTTGGGGTTCATGAACATTGCGTCTTGCGAGAATCCATCAATCCGAGATGTCATCGCTTATGACCACCCAACCGCTACACGCGGCATTATTGATGTCGGCACAATGATTACAAATCCCATCATTGATGGCGCTGACTTCATCAACATCAGCGCATCTGCTGGTGGCAACGTGTGCGTTTATCTGCACGGGTCTATCACTGGCGTTCCGATTGTTCGCAACGTCAATGTAGAAAACAGCGCGTGTCCAATTCTTTACAGCGACATTCGTTCTGACATTGATGGCGTGTATGGAAATTTTGTGCCCGATGTTGCAATTGTTCTGAACAGCAACTACTCAAGTCTGAAAAATGTTCAGTTGAGCAACTGTTCTGACCGTTCAATCTATGTTGCGGGCACAAACGTCACACTAGATGGCATTCATCTGGTCAACTGCGGTACGGCCAATTCACGCGCCATTCAATTTGAGGCCGCTGCCGCGATTGTGAAAAACGTGGACATTTTGTTCATAGGGGCGCGTCCAGCCAATTTTGTCGGCATTTTGTTTAACAGTGGTGTGCCGCGATTCATCAGCAACGTGCTGGCAAAAGCTGCATCTTCCGACTTCAATCAAACCAGCGTAATGTCGTTTACTTCTGGTGTGGCTGGAACGACGATTCGCAATGTCAGCCCAAGCCCGTTTGGCGTGTCGCAAGCATGGGATCCCGGCAGCATTGCCAGTGGCGCAAGCGAAAGCGTGGCTGTAAATGTGCCGGGTGTTGTGTTTGGCATGGTGTGTTACGCCTCGCTGGGCATAAGCACGGCGGGTATGACTTTGAGCGCGGCGGTCACCCAGACAAGCCCAGGACAGATCACTGCAACACTGACCAACAACACCGGGTCGCCTATTGACTTGGCGTCGTCAACACTGACTGTGTGGGCCGAAGGCTTCTAAGGAAAACAATATGGCGCAAACCGGCTACACCCCAATTCTGATTTACAGCAGCAGCACGGTCAGCCAGGCACCGGCTGCTGGGAATTTGACCAACAGCACGTTGGGGTCGGAACTGGCCATCAACATTACTGACGGCAAGCTGTTCTACAAAGACAATGCAAACGCAGTCCAGGTCATCGGCTGGAAAACCACGCCTACGACCGCGGGCGGCACGGGGCTGACCAGCTACACCGCGGGCGACTTACTGTATTACGCCACCGGCACAACGTTGTCCAAGTTGGCCATCGGTGCAAACACAACGGTGTTGACATCATCAGGCACCGCCCCGCAATGGACGGCGCAAAGCAGCCTGTCTGTGGGAACTGCGGCCAACTTGCTGTCAAACGCCACCACAGGTGTCATGCAAATTGTTGGGCCAGGCGCGGGCACAACCCGCGTCATGACCATTCCAAACGCCAATTTCACAGCGGCCAGGACGGATGCGGCGCAAACTTTCACGGGTGATCAAACCATAAATGGCATCTTGAATGTCACTTATGGCACCGGTGATCAATTGCTGATCAACGCAAAAACAAATGATTCGACCGCAGCCAACAATGCTGGCATCGGATTGCGGGCAAATTCAAGTGCAACGGCGGGAAGCCGATTCGCCCAACTTTGGTTTGATGCTGATGGCGGCAACCTAAGTGGCGGTGACTATTTCTTGATGACCAAAAACGGGAATGACGGAACGATTGATCTGATTCAGTATTCCAATTCCGCAATGCGTTTTGCAGCCAATTACGTTGGTCGCGCAACCATTGACATGACGTTGTTTCCGTCCGGCGGCGTTTCAATTGGCAACACAACCGATCCTGGCGCAACAAACCTGTCGGTAACCGGAACAGCGAAAGCGGCGGCTTTTATTCCGACAAGCGCAACCGTGCCAACAAACGGGATGTATTACCCGGCAAGCAATGAACTTGCTTGGGCAGTTAATTCAACGCGGCGTTTAAATTTGTTTTCTGATGGCGCGTTATCAAACAATACATCTCAAGATCAATGGTACACAAGCACAAACGCTGGTTTTTATGCTGCATGGCAATCATTTATTGCCGTTGCCAGCAGCGGAAACGTGTCGTTTGTCGCAAACCGACTTACATCGGATGGCAGCGCAATCAGTATGCGTCGAGGTGGGACTGAAGTTGGCACAATTTCTGTTACCGCTACCGCCACGGCTTACAACACATCATCTGACTATCGATTAAAAAACATTGAAGGTCCGTTGGAAAATTCCGGTGCGTTTATTGATGCGCTGCAACCCAAAATTGGTACATGGAAAATTGATGGAAGTCGATTTGTTGGTTTTCTGGCCCATGAGGTGCAAGAAGTCAGCCCTTCAACTGTTACAGGGCAAAAAGATGACACGGACGAGGATGGAAATCCAGTTATGCAATCTATGGAATATGGATCGGCTGAATTTATTGCAAACATTGTGGCCGAACTTCAATCATTGAGAAAACGCGTCGCGCAATTGGAAGCAAATTAAAGGAAAGAACATGAGCCTCACACAAGCAACTTTTTCAATGATTGATGGTGCATGGGTCAACGTGCATGATTTTGGCGCAAAAGGCGATAGCGTGACCGATGACACCGCAGCAATTCAAGCGGCGGTTAATTATTGCACCAGTCTTAGCAATCGAAAACAAACGCTGTATTTTCCAGCCAGCAATCCAGCGTGTGCTTATGTTATCACCGCGCCAATTGTCATTCCGCGTCCGCTAAACATCGTCGGAAATGGTCAATTCAGCACGATCATTTACGCAAAAGATTTTACGTCTGGTCAAATCGTTTTGGATTTCAATTGCGATGTTGCCGATCAAGTTTATTACTGCGGTATCACGAACATAAAAGTTGTTAGCAACAACAGCCTTGCGGTTGGCGTTCGTTTGAAAAACGTTTCATACATGGCAATGAAACAAGTTGCATTGTCGAGTCTTATCAAAGGCGTCATTTGCGATGGAACTTCGTGTTTTTCAAATTATTTTGAACAACTGACGTTATATGGGATTACTTCATACGGTTTTGAATGGGCTTCAACATTTGCCGGCGGAGGTCAATGGACATTCATTGGTTGCACATTCAATGGAAGTGACGGCGCTTATGTGCGAAACGGTGCTGGTTTAGATACTCTTGCCTTTTACAACTGCAATTTTGAACAATGTGTCACTACGGATTTGTCTGTTGAGGGCACGGTTCGAGGCTTGACCCTTAACACTTGTCGATCAGAAGGTTTGGATGGCGGCACATCATTTTTGATCAGTCCGGTTTCTCCTTCGTCTGTTGGCGGCCTTAACGTCACAGGTTGTTTTTGGACCGGGGATGCTGGAAACGCAAATCCAATCAACATCACCGGCAACGTTTCAAATTTGAACGTGACCGGCAACATTGTTGATTACATGGGTTTTCAGCAATTTGTTTATTTGAATGGCGCCGGTCAAGCCGGTGTTATTTCGGGAAACTATTGCGTAAACACCCCAACGACAAAAGTTGTCAGCGCGCCAAGGGCTGGTGTTGTCACATTTGCAAACTACAACTCAAGCGGCGCAATGACAGATTACGACGGACTGTTAACCAAAGGTTATGGGTCCGCGCCGCCTGTCAGCGGAACTTACGCCGTGGGGAGCATTATTTGGAATAGTGCGCCAGCATCTGCCGGATATATTGGTTGGGTTTGTACTGTTGCTGGAACGCCTGGAACTTGGAAAACATTTGGTTTGATTTCTTAAAGGCAAAACATGACAACACCGTTTGACATCATCACCCGCGCCATGAAAGACATTGGCGCTTTGGCCGCGGGCGAAGTGCCAACGGCTGACGAAGCCCAGGACGGGCTGGACTTGCTCAACGACATGATCGCCCAGTGGTCAAACGAGAACATGATGGTGTTTTACCGCACCGAAATTGTGTTCCCGTGTGTGCAGAACCAGGTGCAGTACACCATTGGCCCCGCGGGCAACGTGTCGGCCAGGTTCGTGGGGTCGATCAGCGGCACCACCCTGACCGTGCCGGTGGATGGCGTGACCAAGGGCGCAATTACCATGGGCATGACGCTATCTGGCCCTGGGGTGCTGCCTGGCACGACCATCGTGGGCTTTGGGACTGGCGCTGGCGGCAACGTCAACGAGGGGGGGACGTATACCGTCAGCCGCGGTCACACAACGCCCGTGGTGACGCAGATCATCGACGCCTACTACCAGCGCCCCCTGACCATTGAATCGGCGTTTGTGCGGGTCAACACGACGTCCAACGGCGTCCCGATCTATGGCGGCGGTCTGGACTACCCCATCGCCATTTTGAGCCTGGAAGAATATGAATCCATCGGCCTGAAATCACTGAACGGCCCGTGGCCCAAATCCATCTACTACCAGCCGTCTGAGCAGCTGGGCACGATCTACGTCTGGCCCAACCCCGCCCAAGGCGAAATGCACCTGTTCACGCAGACCATCTTCCGCGAGTTTGGCGACCTGTACGGCACGATGGAATTCCCGCAGGGCTACAACATGGCGCTGCGGTGGTGCCTGGCCGAGCGCATGATGCCCATGTTTGGCAAAGTCAATCAGGTGCAGGTGGCGCAAATTACCGCCTACGCAGCCCAGGCAAAGGCGACAATCAAGCGCACGAACATGAAGCCGCCGCAAGTGTCCAAGTACCCTGACGTGCTGATGACAGGTCGGCCAAAGGATGCGGCGTTCATCCTTGACGGGGGATTCAACTGATGCCTGATTTTGGTTTTGTCGGCGCGTCCTATACCACCAGGTCGATCTACCAAGACGACCAGGAGTGCATCAACTTCTACCCCGAAATCGACCCGACGAAACAGCCAGGCGAAAGGGGGATTGTGGCGTTGTACCCGACCCCTGGTCTGGTGACCGAAATCACCTTCCCCATTCCCGCCGAAATCCGCGGGCAGCGGGCGCTGTCGGGCCTACAGTACGCCATCGCTGTTTGTGGCAACCGGGTCTACCGCATCGACCAAGCGTTGTCCTACACGCAGGTTGGAACGCTGACTACAAGCACGGGGCCGGTGTCGATCACCGACAACGTGATGACCGTGCAGGGGCTGACGGCCTACATCGTGGACGGCGTGAACCGCTACTACTACGTTGTGGCCACCAACACGTTCGTGACCTTGCCGCCGTCTGACGGGGCTTGGCAGGGTGCCGACGTGTGCGACACGGTGGACAACTACATCATCTACAACAAGCCAGGAACGCAGCTGTGGTCTGCTACTGACCTGGGGTCGCCCCTGTCTACCCAAGCGTGGTACGGGGCCAAGGACGGGTCGCCTGACAACCTGGTGGCCCTGATCGTTGACCACCGCCAGGTCTACCTGCTGGGCGAAGTGACCACCGAAGTCTGGGTGGACGTGGGCACCCAGATTCCTGGGCTGCTGACCTTCCCGTTTCAGCGGGTGTCTGGGACATCCAGCCAGAACGGCATCGGGGCGCGTTTCTCGCTGGTGCGTTATGCCGAAACCTTCATGTTTCTTTCCCGCGACACACTAGGCACGGCCACCATCGGCATGATGAAGGGCTACGAATACCAGCGGGTTTCAACCCATGCGGTGGAAAACAGCCTGATCGGCGTCAACGTCGAGAACGCCCGCGCCTGGTCATTCCAGCAGGAAGGCCACGAGTTTTACGTCATCACCTTCCCTGACATTGACCTGACTTGGGTCTATGACCTTGCCACCCAGCAGTGGTTCAAATGGCTGTGGTGGGACAGCCCCAGCGCGGTCTACAAGCGCCACCGCGGCCAGAACTGCATCGCGTTTGCGAACAAGAACTTGGTGGGCGACTACGAGAACGGCAAAATCTACGCCATCGAATTCGACGCCTACACCGATGCTGGCAATCCGATCCGACGGCTGCGCCGCGCCCCGCACATCACGACCGACTTGCAGCGCCAGTATTTTGAGGAATTCCAAATCCAGTTTCAGCCTGGCGTCGGGCTGACTACGGGGCTAGGGGAAAACCCCCAGGCGATGCTGCGGTGGTCGAACGACGGCGGGTCTACCTGGTCAAACGAACACTGGGTCGGCATTGGTCGGCAGGGCAATTACACCAACCGCGCCATCTGGCGGCGGCTGGGGTGGGCGCGTGACCGCATCTTTGAAGTGGCGGTGACTGACCCTGTAAAGGCTGTGATTGTGTCGGCCAACCTGAAGGCATCGCCTGGGGACAACTGATGGCGACCCTTACGAACATTCGGTTTCCCACGTCGCCGTTCATTGAACAGGCCACGGGCAGACCATCGCGTGAGTGGATACAGTGGCTGCAAAACCCCAACTTGGTCAGCACCACGGTGCAGTACCAGATCATCAACGGGGGCGAAATCAACAACACGATCATCGGCAACGTGACGCCCGCGCAGGGTACTTTCACGCTGCTGACGGCCTTAAACGGCATCGGGGGGGGTACGTTTTGAACGTCAGACAAGCAACCGCTGCCGACTTGGACGCCTACATTGAACTGCTGGCGCATTTCCACGAATCGTCGCCCATGCGGGGCGTTGCGCCATACGATCCTGACGGAATTCGTGCTTTTTTGTCCGCTTCATTGGAAAATACCAACATCCTGCTGTTGGTCGGTGAACTGGATGGCCAGATTGTTGGGGTGACATCGTGTTTGCTGTACCCGCTTTATTTCAGCCCCGGTTACCAGGTCGCGCAGGAACTGTGGTGGTGGCTGACACCTGCGGCCAGGGGCAGCGGGATTGGACAGGCAATGTTCAAGGCGATTGAAGCCTGGGCAAAAGAGAAAAACGCAAGGGCGCTGTTTATGATTGCTTTGGAAGATGAACGCGCAGCAGCAATGGAAAAAGTCTACTTTCGGGCGGGATTTAGGCCGCTAGAAAGAACGTTCATAAAGGAGTTGTGAAATGGCAATCGGAACAGGAACCGCACTACTGCTAGGTGCTGGCGCTGGCCTGATCGGCGCTGGTATGCAGTCGAGCGCGGCAAAGTCTGCTGCGGCGCAACAAGCTGGGGCTACTCAATACGCTGCTGATGTTCAGCGGCAGATGTTTGAAACCATCAACCAGCAGCAAGCCCCGTACCGGGAAGCTGGCTACGGTGCGCTGACGCGGATTGGCGAACTGCTGCCAGGTCTGACGGCCCCAGTGTCCCGTGAGGAAATCATGGGGCTGCCTGGCTATCAGTTTGGGATTGAGCAGGGAACAGGCGCTGCCCGTGCAAGCATGAACGTCGGCGGCGGCGGGTCAAACGTTGACCGCGCAGCCCAAAAGTTTGCAATTGACTACACCCTTGGGACGGCCATGCCCCAGGTCATTTCGCAGCGCCAGAACATCTACAACACCCTGGCCGGTATCGCTGGCATCGGGCAGACCGCGCAAGGCCAGACCAGCACCATGGGCCAAGCGG